GTATATATTATATAGTATTTCAATGATTAAAAATATATCATTAAGATTTATATTTACATTTGTTATATTAATCGGTATAATATTAGTCAGTGAGTCATTTATAAATAAATATGTATACAAACGCGGTAAACCTATTAATAAAGTAGTAATTCCAGATATTATTCAAGAAAATATACCAAAAATCCGATATTTAGATGTTATTAGTGACATATTTATATCATTTTCTAGTTTTATTTTTATAGTAATTTTCTTATTTAATGGGCAATATAAATATATCATATTGTATTTTGTAATATTTTTATTAATGCGAATAGTAACATATATTTATTTTATATCTACTACACTACCTGATAGCAGTAAGAGTTGTTTATATAGTTCTAATTTTTTAATTGCTTCAATGAATATGGGTTCGTGTAATAATCTCGGTATAAGCGGTCATTTCCTAAATACCGTTTTTCAGCTTGGACTCCTTAATCGGTATTATGGTTCGTCATATTGGTTATTATATATAATAATATATGTATTGGGATTTATATTAATATGCGCATCAAGAAATCATTACACAATTGACTGCTTAACATCTTCATTTGTTGCTTTATTTTTTATCTATGAAATAAATAATATACAAAAGGGATTAAACTATATTATAGGTAAAAAATATTTTAACTTGTAAAAGTAAAATATTGTTCATTTGGTGACGCCGTGTGATATCAAAATGATTAATTTGCTCTAGGAACGCCCTGTAGTAAATATTGCGACTGCGAAATAGACGGAGCTATCATACGGCTCTGTAATTCATATCTAGAAATATACATATTTTTAAGGTCACTTGTTTCATATCCAAATGGCTGACTGTTATCTAGTGGAGAAGCGAATACATAAGGGGTATTCAATTGTGATACTGGATTTTGTGAACCAATATATTGTGGAGGACAAGATCCACAATTATTACAAGATGATATAGAATTTGCCTGTATTATTTTAGTGGCATTATTCTGGAGAAATGTTCTATAATCCCAATTCGATGTTATATTATTATTTTCTCTAATTTTTTCATTAATGACCGCACCTGGTTGCCAAGTAGCAAAATTGCGACCATCATCCATTACTGGTGGAAAATTAAAATGAATATTACTTGAACCTGCATAACAAGTACCCCACGACATTTACAATATATGTATTATATACTAAATCTATATACTAAAACTATATAAAAATAATATTAGCAAAATAATATTATTTTTATGAATTATATATTTTAAAATATACAATATACGCTTATTTGGTTTTATAATTAATTGTCAATTACTGTTGTAAATTTTTAACAAGTTCTTTTTTAGAAAGTTTATTAATGACCGCTTCGCTCATATTTTTTCCTTCAGTCAATAGTCGTTGTTTGTAAAGTTGGCGAAGTGACTGAACATTTAATCCGTTAAATTCTTGTGATGTATCTGATACTTTATTTTTAAAAACTGTCTTAATTGATATTTCGTCAGTTTTGAGATTTCCATTTTTATTTACGATTTCACTTATATTCTCATACTCTATATTTACTTCATTTAATTTATGAACGGAGTTATCTAACTTCTCTAAATATTCTACCCCATTCACCGTGCTTGTTACATCTTCAATATTTAATGTATTATTGCGATTACCTGTTTCTGAACTATCCTCGTATTTTTCATCGTTATCATCATCATCATCATCATCATCGTCCTCGTCATCATCCTCGTCATTATCCTCGTCATTATCCTCGTCATTATCCTGATTATCAAGAGCATTTCCATTCTGCGAAGGATATAAGGGATGACTCAATTCAATTACTTTAACATCAGGACCTGTTAAATGTTCAATAGTTTGAGATTCAATATTTCCACCAATAATTATTTTTTTAGTATTATGTAAGTCTTCGTCATCAGATTCGCTTCTGCTATCGCTGTCACTGCTACCACTCTCACTGTCACTGTCGCTCTCACTGTCGCTGTCATCGTCATCGGATACGTCAATTAATTCATTATTATTTACTTGTTTAAATCTTTCAATGTCCTGATTTACATCTGACAATTCTCCAAGACCACACACGCCTACTTCGGTATTATTTAGATTTTGTACTTGACGGCGATTATTATTCATTGACATTATAAAGCTCTGAAGCACTTTGGCGTGCTCACGTTGTGTAAGTTCCATAACTCTAAATTTGTATTTTATATAATAGTATAACGCAGCTCCAATAATTAATGTAATAAGTAAATTGAAAATTGTTTGATTGTTAAAAAGTGCCATCTTTAATTATTATATATAAATTAAAATAAAAATTTTAACGCTTTGTTATATTTCCTTATTTTTATCACTATTCTTATTCAAAATAGCATTTATAATATAAAAAATAAATTATACTACATCATTTACTAAAGTGTATTAAGTATTTGTTTCGTTTTTTCAATAATAGATTCTGGATATTCTAAATCATATAATACTTTTATACCACCTTTAATATTTGATATACCTTTCTTATATTTATACATATATTCTACATTGTAGTCCGATTTAACATTTACTTCCATATGATAATTTTTAACATTTTTATTTGTCTTAAGATTCTTACATAACTGAATATAATGTGTAGTAAGCATCAAATCTACATTCCTCATATTTGAAATATGGTCTATATATCCGTATGCGCTTGCTACTGCCTCATAAGGATTTGTTCCTGAATATAATTCATCAAATATACAAAAATGTGTTTTATCTTTTTCTTTCTCTAAACAATCCAATATTTCTTTACACCGTCTTGACTCTGCTTGAAAAAGACTATCACGTCCAGATGTATCAGGTATATTCAAATAACAATGTAAATAATCATACAGCTTAATTTCGGCCTTTTCGTAGTATCCGTATCCTATCTGTTGAGATAGTATAATATTCAATAGTGTAGATTTTATAACTGTAGTTTTACCCGCGGCATTTGGTCCAGTTATTATTATTTTTTTATCTATAACAACGTCATTTTTAATAGGGTTATCATATGGTGGATAATAAATATTAATAAATTTAGTTACTTTCTTTTTAGGGCTAGTCTCGTCAGTCTCGTCAGTCTTGTCGGTTTTATTTGACAATCTAGATATCGTTGATGTTTCCGATATATTTTTTGATTTCTTTTTCTTTTTATCTTTATTTTTATGTCTACTTTTAGAACTTATACTAATCGCAGATTTGGTAGATTTGGTAGATTCTGTACTGTAACAATGCATTGCTTCTTCTTCTTCATCTCCTTCGATATAAACGCACGCATTTATTTTACCACCATCGATTAGAGATTTTATTTCATCTACGTGTTCATAATAAGCATTAAAACCGAAGCTATAATTTACACATTCCTTAATATCGTTATCAACAAATAGTTCATAATTTATTTTCATTACTTTTCCAATATTCATAAGTTTACTAAACGACATTTTAAAGGGCTTTATGCTGTTAAATGTATCACACAATCTTTCCAATATATCTTTCCTTCGTGTTAATTCCTTTCTAAAGTCGATATACGTTTTTAGATTACTAGTAATATTCAAAATATGCGACATATTATTTATTGTATATGTAAAATAGTCACGAAGAATAAAAATATTTTTATGAATAAGTATCATATTCTTATAAAATCTATAGCATGACATTATATTTTGGTATACCTGGATAATATAAAAGATAATTGACATCAATAAATAAACACGTTTATCCCAGGATAAGCTAGAAAAATCCATTAATGAAAACATTTTACCAATAGGGTGTGTCGCAAATATTTTCTTAAGTGTCGTTATATATCCTGCTACTGTTACCTCAATCTTTTGAAACTTAAGAATAAAAAATGGAATAATCATCAAAATAAGTGGAGACAAAAGAGAAATAACCGGCGACGATAAATTATAAACGCTTAGTAACTGCATAACACCTGGCGATTTATTAAGCTTTTCAAAAATGGGAATATCAATATAATTAAATCTTTGTTTGAAGTTTACATCACCCGCTATATCAATCCATAATTTATCTATTTCATCATAAACCTCGTGAGGATTGACTGTTTTTTCATTACCCTCTACACTTCCTACCATTTTTACAGGTGCTTTTAAATCACCCCCATATTGGTTTTCATATGATTTATAAAACTCTTGCGAATCCTTTAAAAATCTAATATCAGTAGTATAATATTTACTCCAATCATTTAAAAATCTTTTGCCAAATGTTGATTTAGGTTTTAAAATAGTAGAATACAATGAATCGCCTAAAGGGTCTTTTGATTCTATTAATTCTAAATCATTTAAAATATTTTTATTTATTTCTCGTTTATCTACCACATATGAAATTGGCAACTGAAACGATGTTTTGTTATTTGTGAAAATATTTTCGTGGTTAGTGTTGGCATTGGCATCGACCGTGGTGGTAGGAGTCTTTGTATTCCCACCATTTTCCATATTTCTATTCAACTCTTCCAGCTTTTTTAACTGTTCTTCTTTTAATTCTGTTAAATACTTAGTTATATCAGCAATCATTTTATTATTTATATGAATAAACATTAATAATAAAATAAAAATACGAATATTTTTATACTTCGCCGTACTTTTCCACACTAATCAATAATAATGTTAGAAGGAAGTTCCTCAATGATTGTATGATAATGCCTCTCAATCTCCTTCATTGTTTTTACATCCCATCGTGTAACAAAATTAATAGCCGTTCCCTTGCGCCCCCATCGCCCTGAACGCCCAATCCTATGAAGGTAGTTATAGACACATTTCGGCAAATCAAAATTTAAAACCGTTCGCACATTCTGAACGTCAATTCCACGCGAAGTAACATTTGACGAAATAAGAACACGATGTTTCCCCGCTTTAAAATCCGTATACGCCTCGTCGCGTTTTATCTTATCCATATTGCTATGAATACAGCATACAGGAAATCCGTCATTAATCATTGCCTCCGTTAGGTCCATAACACGCTTAATGCTGTTACAATAAATAATACACTGTGACATTGAGATAATATTGAAAATATCCTTTAATGTCGCATATTTTTGCGAATCATCATTTAGTGCGACATGATACTGTTTAATTCCCTCCAATGTAAGCAATTCAGACTTTACCAAAATTCGAACAGGATTTCGCATAAATTTATCAGTAAGCGCCTGCAATTCATTTGGTAAAGTAGCGCTAAATAATCCAACCTGGACGTTGGAATTCAAAAATTGGAAAATATTATAAATCTGGTCCTTAAATCCGATAGACAACATTTCGTCCGCTTCATCCAAAATAAGCATATTAATATCTTTAGAAACAATATGATTACGGCGCATCATATCATATACACGCCCTGGGCATCCGATAATTATATGAGGCACTATAGACTTTAGTTGAAAAGCATCATCATCTGTAGACGTACCGCCAATCAATACGTGATAACGAATATCTTTATTGATTACACCAATTCCTGAAATAACACCGTGAATCTGTTTTGCCAATTCTCTTGTCGGTGCCAAAATCATCGCCTGAGTCTTGTTCACTTTTGGGTCTACATTTTGTAGAGCACCAATTGTAAAAACACCGGTTTTACCCGTTCCTGACTGCGCCTGAGCAATAATATCGCGCTTGTCAAACATAGTCAGAAGCGCTTTTTGTTGAATTACACTGGGAGTATCAAAGCCATACGCGTAAATTCCGCGCATAATATCCTCATTGATGATTCCCTCTAGGTCTTCCCATTTATCAAACTCTTTGGGTGTATATTCTACAACATCACCGATTTCCACAATTAATGAAGCATTCGCATCTGTACCAACATTAGGT